GCTTTTGCAATCAACCGAAGTAGTACAATAGCCACCGTCATTAAGCAAGGGCTCATTGACATTGTGTCCAGCGTTGCAAGTACCAGCATAAGGATCGCAAGGTGGACCGGAGCAAGGAATGTTACGGTATAAGGGTGTGCAATCCCCTTTACCGTGATCTATACCATAATTGATCTGGGGTTGAGTTCCAGTGCCACATGAGACCGAACATGGTCCTGCCATTCCCCAATTATCCTCGGCGTGGGTACAGGGGGCGCAAGTACCATTATCAGACGGGGGACTGGGAGTGCTGGATATCCAGTTACCATTACAATCTTTTAAAATATCGATAGTATAACTTAGACAGGAATTCCCGGGGAGCGGAAAAGGTCCTTGGGTTATTGTATACGAATTACACGATGGTGGTGGCGGACACGACCAGTCACCAGGATAAGTATATCCATCCGGGCAAGTTATCGGAGGTGATGGGGAGGGGGAGACTCCCATTTATATTATTATTATTAATTATAATATAATAATATTTTTTATTCCCTCGTTTCTTTATTTGACAAACAAAAAATAGACGATTGAAGTTGCTAAACCTGTCCATAAAATATTTGCATAAATATCATTGTATGATTCTGTTTGCATGAGTGCTGTTTTGTTTTGCAATTCCATGATTCGTCGGTTTATTTTTTGTCTGTCTTTTTCCGAATGGTCTTCGGCGCGAATTCTTAAATTATCTGAAACATCCTGGTACAAAGGTACAGGCGCACTACCTAGCAGATCACGCTGCATACCAATTTGTGATTGGGCTGTAATAAATGTATATTCCGATTTTTTCTGTTTGGCATATTCTCGGTTACGATTATTTGTGTTTTGGATTGTCATTTCATCATTGTCCGTTTTATATGATGCATAATCACTTGAGTAATATGTAATAGGGGCAGCGGAATATCCCGAAAACCCTTCTACTAGGGATTTTTGGTACTTTGAAAAGATATTACTGGTATTCATAAATTGTATGGCATTCTCCAAATCGCCCACAGTAAAAGTACGATGATCTGAAGTCAAAAACACAACATTGGACAAGGTTCCATTGATCGTCTGATAATTGTTGAAAGAAGTAAACGCATAACTTTTTCCGGTGGTGTACATCGGCGGCGATGTAACCGTGAACGAGTCCACCAAAACGCCGTTCTTGTATGTATCATATGTACCGGAGCTACCGTTGAACAAAATAAATATTTGACATTCTAACCCAACATCGAGAGGCACTTTGCAATTGCAAAACACACCGTTTGTACCCGCTGCATCGGCGCGTCTTAAATAAAGACTGCCGGAATTGGGACATATCCAAGCCCCAAACACACACTTTTCTACTCCCGTGGAATCCGTGGTAATTCCCAAAATTTGTAAACGATTGCTGGAACGATTCACACTTTTCAAATTAACGGTGAACGCCACCGCCATATTTTTCCCCAAATTATTATCGATACATGTGGACGCGTTTTTGGTTGTGCACGAGAGCAGCTGCTGTGGCTGAATCATAATGGGATTCTTGCTCAATATCATATAAATGTAAAAATCTGTGGTATCCAAATCACTCGTCAAAAAATACATATGGGAATGTATCATAGTTGCAACACCGTTTGCATTGAAATGAATCGCATTTAAAATCGTGCCAAAATTGTTTGGATTATTATTCAACTGTAGACTCGTTACTTCTGTCCCGTTTCTGGTAATTTTGACTACACCATTTGCGGGGTTGTTGTAGTAATAATACACGGTATAAGGCAAACTGATACCTTGAACATCGATGGTCAAAGGAAAGAGTCCTACCACCAGATTATCGCGGTATTCTTCCGCATTTTGCAAATTAATTGCGTAGGATGATATTTTCGAATTATCTATTTTGCTGTAATCCGCGCTTGTAAAATAGGAAGCAGCATTGTAACTATTAGACAAATACAAATTCCAATATTCGGCGTAGGTTGGAGATATAACATTCATGATAGCTGCACACAACTGTGTATTGCAAGGTTGCGTTGTTTCCCTTGTTGGTGCGCAATTATCATTACCATGAGCATCCTTGAGACTGTATGTAATTGTTTGAATACCACCACCACAATCTACAGAACATTTTGCTGTTGTTCCAGTTGTCGAATACTCACAGGGGGGACATGCCTGTGTATTGCAGGATTGTGATTGTGAAGTATCTCCGCATTGAATGTCTCCAGACGGGTTTTGGGTTCTCGTGCGCGTCTGTGTTCCTCCGTTGCAAGGTTTGGAACAACCCGACCATGTTGACCACTCGCCATAATTACATGTGGGACAGGCTGGTATATTACAGGGTACTGATTGTGTCTGCGATTGATCACCACTACAGCTCGAGGTAGCTGTGCGCTTTTGCGTTTTTGTTTCATTTTTTCCGCAGGAAGGACAACTACTGGTATCCTGCCAATCGCCATATGTGCAGGGGCACTGTGAAGTATCATCGCAGGATTGTGTACCGCTTACGCGGGTATTATTGCATCCATCCGATTGGTTGTATGTACATTGCCGACATCCAACGACCGAATTAACTGTGGTATTTTGCCAATTCGGCGTGCAGCAAGTTTTATCCTCACCGAGATCGATATAAGTTATTCCGTCGGGGCAACATTCTCCAGCTCCAAAGAGCCTTCCTTCATTATGGCTTTTTTTCGCCGCCGCCAGTGCCATTTCCATCTGAAAGCCGGGGCTAAAAACTGTCAAAGGCAAATAGTCGACACTACCGCATTTTAAAAATTGAATGTCACGACCCCCGCCACCGCTGCTCCTACACCCTCCAGTACTTTTGCGGCACTGTGTCATATTTCCCGATGCGAACCCAGTGGTACCATCAGCGCAACCATTTGAACAACAATCCCAATTCGAAGCATCCTGTATAATACCGCCACATGTTGGCATTTGAGTTATATTATAATAACATTTAATTATCAAAAAATATAATTAAATATTTATTTATGTATGAACAAACACTAAATATACCAACGAGGTAGCAACGGTTGTCCACAAAATGTTCGCAAAAATGGTGCTGTTCATGTTTTTTCGGTTATCATTCACCATTGAACCTTCTACCTCGTTTAATTCCCGCAATTTCGTATCCAAACTCTGGCGCATGTTAACGACTTCACTCTCGCGCAATTGCATTGCGCCTATATCCCCCGTGTGTCCCGCCTCCGCTTGCGTCGTATGTAAATTTACACTCGCATTCAAGGCTTGATTGAAAGTATTCAAATCGCTCAATAAATTTTTATAAATATCGATTTCGTTCAAAGGGACATTGATGTCCAAATTGGGGAAATCCGCGGGTCCAATGGGGGTCTTGTCATCTTTCAAAAATAACTGTGATGTATCTCCCGTGACATTGTGACGGTTATTGTACATGTATTTTTTATAATACGAATATTGTTTATTGAAATTATTCAATTCTTGAATCAGTTCGGCCTCCATGTTACGCAAATCCTGCGGCGCGTAACTTCCGTTGGGTAAAGGTGTATAAACATTCGAAAACCCTTCTTGAAGGGATTTTTCCATGGATGCAAAGTCTAAAACTATAGTATTTTCTTAGATAATTTTTCGTCACAATTTTGCGTACACCCAATATAGACCAAACGCCATCGCCAACAGCAACAAAAGAAACAGCCCGCGATCTTGTAAATATTGTAGAACATATATCATGTTTGTCAATTTTATATATTACTGTAATAAAATTATCAAGCATGAATAAAAACATAATAAACGAGTGAGGTTGCCAAGGTGGTCAACAGAACGGTTTTGAAAGTTTGTGCGTGCATATTTCGGTTATTTTTCATAAACATACTGTTTTCGGTTTCGTTCAATTCGGCCAGTTTTTCGTCCAAATCTGAACGGAAATTTACCAGCTCGTTTTCAACCGCCAACATGGTATTTATATCCGATGAAGTCATATTATAAGACATATCGACAGCATTGTATTTGATTGCTTGGTTGAATACGGCTAAATCGTTCATCAAATTGTTATAGGTTTGCGACTCGGACAAATTTGCATACATGTTCATGAAGTCGGACTGTGCGAAATCCGAATCTGCGATTGGATTACCACTCAAATCATATAGGGACATTTTTGGAGTGGTATCACCGGTTTGATTATGACGCTGATTGAACATGTACTTCATATAATTTGAATATCCTTGGTTGAAATTATTGATTTCCTGTAAGAGTTCGGTTTGCATTCCGCGAAGATCCTCGGACGAATAACTTCCATTTGCCTGTGGCGAATAGATATTCTGGAAACTTTCCAAACCTCGGAGGTCGGTATCTACAAAGGTAGTGGCTCCCGTCAAATCTTCAATGCGGAAGGTGCGGTAATCTGAAGTTAACAGCACCAAATCGTGTATGGTACCATCTACGCTCTGGAATTCTTTAAAGGACGAAAAAATGTAGGCGCTTCCACTTCCGAAATAGGGGCCTTGTGCAAAATTTTTGGTTTCCACGAGGGACCCGTTGACATAAATTTCGTGTTTTTGTTGATTAAAATTGCAGAGGACATCGACACGCATATTTTGGCCCACCGTTGCTTGGAAATTGGTCAGTCCCTGTATATTTTTACTCACGGAATATTCTGTGCTATTTGTGTCGGTTATTACACTGGTATCCAGGTATATACCGCTCTTGCTAGGACCGCCCAACCACGCTCCAAAAACGCGTTTATCGGTTCCACAGGGGTCAATAGTGATACCGAATATTTGTTGCCAGTTGTTGGTACCGTTGGCTTTATTCAAAGTAATCTGGAAAGAGATTGCCATATTTTTTCCGAGACTGATTGCCAAACAGCCTGTGTTTGTTTTGCAGTCGTCCGAAATACACGACAGACGATTTTGTGATTGTAACATGATAGGGATATGATCAACCACAGTATAGACATTGTGATTTGCAGTGTAATTTGGCGGTGAGCACGCAGGTACAACGCATGATTCAGTAGTTGGTGGAGGTGCTGAACCGAGACAAGGTGAAGGACTAGTTTGTGTCCAAGTTACGGTAGAAGTACCAGAAGTACCACAGACAGTTGCTGTACAAGGACCCTTTGTAGAAGCATAGGTGCATTGTGCGGTTATTGGTTTTGGTAGTCTCATAATAACTATACCTTGATATCCATTACCTCCTCTATTCAAACTTCTCGGAACCCATCCACTACCTCCACCTCCGCCACCATAATATATTGCATCTTGTCCATTATTTGAATCATTATAATTTGCCCCGCCGCCGTTGCCGCCGCCGCCGCCACTGAACTGTGCCCAACCTATATCACTAGATTCCCAGTTCCCTCCCCCTCCACCGCCACCGTAATACAAAGGGGTACCCGTTATAACAGAAGTATACCCAACACCACCATCTTTACCGTAACCCGCAGCACTGGCACCACCCCCACCACCGCCATAACTATAACCACCAGCTGCACCATTATTTCCCTGTGGTGGTTTACCTTTTCCTGGACCCGTCCCGGGACCCCCACTGCCTGTCCCACTTGAACCTTGTCCACCACCACTACCTCCATCTACTTGATCGTTTGTAGCACCATTCTCTGGATGATTATTCCCTCCACCGCCACCACCAATAACTTTGTAAACAACATCGCCATTGGCTGCTGTAGTTATAGTACTATCTCCACCTCTTTTTGCATTATCCCCGCGCCAGTTTACACTTTCACCGCCCATTCCGACGGTTATTTTATAAGTTCCTGCTTTAAAATTTGCATTTACAATTTCATTAACACCACCGCCCCCACCACCACCGCCACCATCTACGCCACCAGCACCACCTCCAGCTACCATTAGTAGATGAACACTAGTATCATTTGCAAAAGATACAGTTCCCGAAGATGTAAATGTATAAATTACTTCATCATCGTTCGGATAAGATATTGATGCACCGGTTTGTTCAATACTTGATGTCATTCCTTCTGTAACATTTATTTTTTTGAACAATATTTTAAAATATACGGTTACGAAAAATATAATAAATAAAATTATAACAGTTATTAAAAGGGTATAACCATTTAATAGTTTTATTTTCATAAAAATATAGTATATTTTAATAATATATTTTTTATTTGAACATGTAATCATCTGGATACTTAAACATAGTACATGATCAAAAATGTAGCACAAATACCCACAATAAGGTTGGTCATATTGATTGTTTCTAAATTATATTGCGTGTTGGTATCCGTAAACCCCTTGTTAGATTTGTCGTGATTGTTGTTCAAATTGTTCAAGATTTGAGCATAGTACATATTTTTACATAATTCGCGATTGAAACAGCTATATCCACCGTCGCGATTCCCCGAAAGCGGATCGACATTTGCGGAATTTGTACACTCATTGTCTTGCTCTATGCTGTTCAAATCATAGTTTGTGCAAGATTCGGGATTTTCTTGAATATTGGTCGAACGATAAAAAAGATCTTGAGGTGAATAAGCCAACATTAAATTGGTAGCACCGGTACTTACATTTTTTTCTAAATTTTGGGTACTTTGTCCCAACATGGATCTCTATATATCAGGTAGAGATTATTATATACAAACCCGATACATAACGGTTTTGAGTGCAGTAATACTTGACCGCACAATTTTTCCAACCTGGTCCGGTCGCATGGAAAGTGCCAGTGCTACCGGGTCAAATCGATCGATTTCTGGCAACTGTTTGACAGAGGTCAAATTATACTGTTTGACGACATCCTTCGTTTCCTCATCACTCAATATGGTCATTTGAGGAACCAATTCGTGTTCCAAAATATTGAACTGCAAGCGCTGAATGTTGTGGATCACTACAAAAATCCCGTCGTGATTGTACAAATATTCCAGTTTTGTAATAATCGTGTCGTTCGGTTCATCTTCGATAATAATGATGAGAGTATCGTCCTTGGTTAGCACATTTTCAACATAAAACAGGTCATCGATGATGTTGTCCAAATTTTGCGGGCGAATTTGCTTGGCGGTCAAATAATATTTGATGTAGGTCTTTTTCTTATCCGTTTTGTGGGTTAACAACATATCCAATTGATTGTTGGTATACATGGCGTCGATTTCATTGATACTAAATTCGGCGTAATCTGACACGGCAAATCCTTGGTAAGTTTCCAAAATATCCAGGATGTTTTTTCTGGATTTATACACCTGTAAAATTTTATTGCTGGAAGACATGATGATATATAACAAGATAGTATTTTATATTATTTTGTTATTTCATTTTTCAATTTTTGGATCTTTTAAATTTTTTTGATGACCAAATTCTCGAAATTCAATTTGCCGTCTGTAAAACTGTGGTTGGTCTGTTCCGTGGCCGCGTTATCTAAAGATGGTTGGGTACCCAAAGGAGGGGATGAAACCGAAGGCAGCGAGGGGTCATTATTTGATCCTCCTATCGTCATCATGGTTGGTGGAGGAATACCTTGGTTCTCGGTATCGGGGAAATCAATCACCCCTGTATTATCTCTACCGACAACATTGATGACTGGTGAAAAATGAATGTTGGCGGGAATATCCGCACCCACCGGTTGTCCTTGAGACATCATTTGACCCGGTAAAATTACGGGTAATTCCGCACTGAATCCATCTGGTGGAGGCGGCACCACATTTGATTCCGGACGACCCGCATATACCATTTCGTCGAGTTTGATGAGGTCGTGTTTTTGTACTACTTTAATTTCGTTTCGGTCCATGGGCATGAGATCCGGGTCATTACCGGCGGTGTTATGAAGATTTATGGTTACCGTATTTGGGCCAATATCTACGACTTTCCAGAGTCTGGGCGCTTCAGGGTCGCCGCGAAGATGAACCAATTCATCCAGTTCGTAAGTTGGCGCCCCTCCCGCAGCGGCCGCTGCGGCCGAGGGCGACCCTTCTGGTGTAGGGGGATGATAAGGGCTCGCGGCATTCGAACCGGGAGATTCGTATTCTGGTGTAGTTTCCATGTATTCTGGCGAACCAGTCGCTTCGGAAGTTTCGGAAGGTGGTGAAGGCGTCAAAATATTCCCATATTTGGCGTTCCATTCGTCCGCATCGTCTCCGATTTTGCTTTCTTTGATGGCACGCGTGGTGGCTGCTTTGACCATTTCCAATTTTTTCAGATGTGTGGGTTCTTCTTCCAATTGCATCAGTTTTTCGATGTTTTTGGAAAAGGTCATGTTCTCCAACTGTTGAATGTTATCCTCGGTAATAATTCTCATCTGAATATTAATTGTTTGCAACTCCTGGATCAACAGTTTGAAAGAATAAGGCACAGAAATCACACTGAAGCTGCGACCGAATCGGGTGATATTTTCAATATGCATTTCCTTACCGTCGAGTGAGCCAACGAATTTCAGTGGACCGTCCGCCATAGGACTCATAAACAAATTCTTTGAAGGATTATAGACGGCCAAGAGTCCGGTCATATTACACACCGCCATGTAATATTTGTCACCGCGTTCCATCATAGATTCCGTCAAAAAGTCAACAATGCCGTGTGATGCGACGGAATCGCGTTCCATTTCACCAATACGCAAACCGCCATCGTTTGCACGCCCACTGACCGGCTGTTTGGTCAGTGCAGTTCTCGGACCTAAAGCACGATAATTGATTTTGTCTTTCACCATGTGTTTCAAACGCATGTAATAGGTAGGGCCCACAAAGATTTCGCCCTCGATTTGTTCTCCCGTCATACCATTGTAGAATATCTCGTTTCCACTGGAATGATATCCATTTTTCAACAGGTTCTCCGTATCTGTTTTAGAAGGATTGTGACCAATTTTAGTCAAGAATTCTCCAAACAGACGCACCTTGGAACCCTTATTGATAAAGGCGGTACAGTCCCCGAAACCGCCCGCCATCAAACACACTTTTCCGACAATACATTCTACCAACTGACCGATCGTCATGCGGGAAGGAATGGCATGGGGATTAATAATCATGTCGGGACGAATACCATCGCGGGTGAAAGGCATGTTGCTCTCCGGAATAATCATACCTACGGTTCCTTTTTGTCCCACCCTCGAAGCCAATTTATCTCCCAAATTAGGAATACGCTCTTCGCGAATGCGCACTTTGGCAATTCTCTCTCCCGCCTCTCCCTCCGTAATGAAGGTTTTATCCACGATACCGAGCTGACCCTTCTTAGGCGTCTTGGAACCGTCAATCTTTTTGTTGACACCCGACACACTGGAGGTGAGTCCGATCAGCACGGTTTTGTCGTCCACTTCGGTACCCTCGCGAATCAACCCATATTTGTCCAATTTGCTGTAATCGTATCCGGGCTTGGTAGCCACCACATCCGATTCAGATTCAATGTTTGCAAATTTAATGTCGGTAACTACATCACCACTTTTGCTGCTTTCCTCGTGTGATTGATAACTCGTGTAGTAAGTCGTACGAAAGAGACCGCGTTTCAATGATCCCTCATTGATCAGTACAGCATCTTCCACATTGTAACCCGTGTAACACATGATGGCCACAATGACATTTTCGCCGTAGGGGTTCTCTTCGTGGTTGATATAATTCAAATATCGGGTTTTAATGAGGGGTGTCTGTCCACTATTGAGAACCACCGCCGTTTTGTCCATACGCATCTGATAATTCGTGTGATAAAGCGACACGGCCTGTTTACTCTGACCACACGAAAACGAATTGCGGGTGGGAGGATTGTTCTCCGGAAAGGCAATCAAATTACACATATTGCCGAAAATGAGCGATTCGTGGATTTCTAAATGAGTGAAATTCTTCGCCTTGTGTTGCTCATATTCCTCCGGATTCACGGCAATGAGCGCATTTTCACTCTCACTGCAGTCAATGTAATCAATGATGGCCTTTTTATTCAAAAATCGTTCGAGTTTGGTCGGATTGGTTTCATTGTTCAAGCCCTCGTACAGTTCAAACAGTTCATAAATGCGTTGATTGTCGGGATGAAAAGCGGCCTCTTCGCGTTTTTTGTTGAACCCACAGATCAGGTCCATCCAATCGAAATCGCGGTCTTTGATTTTTTGCTCAATTGTGCTGTGTTCAAAAGACAATTTTTGGGTCATATCGTCCTTGTAAAAAATGGGGCGCGAGAGACGACCCGCATCCGTATAAATATAAATGGTGTTGGTCTTGATTTCAAAGGTCACACTCATGTAAATAGGCAACAGAGCATTTCTACGGAACAATTTAATTTTGTTGATGCAGTCAAATGGGTCCATGATAGATCCGGCCCAGTAACCGTTGACCATAATTTTGGTCATTTCCGCCAACACCTGTGGAGAACATTCGTCCACATATTTCAGGCTGATTTTCTCGCGCAACCATTGCACAATCGGTCCGCGCAATCCACTGCCTCCGCGAGTAACATGGGTTGCAATGGCCAACGATTTGTGGAGACCAATGTTGCCACCGTCGGGAGTATCGATCGGATCAATGAATCCCCACTGTGAACAGTGCAATTTACGCGGTTCCACCAATTTTGATCCGGCATCCATCGGTAAATTGGTTTTGCGCAAGTGGCTCATGAAACTGTTGAACGACAGACGATTAATATCCTGCACAACACCGATGCGTTTAGTGTTGGTTTGAGAACCCCAGTTACCTTTGAAGGCCTTTTTGAATCCGGTTTCCACAATACGATTCTTGAAAATCTCCTCGTAAAAGGTCTGAATTAAATTGGGTAAATTGTTCGCGTACAGATTGTTGTTATAGTAGAGACGCTTTTCCAACTCAACCTGAATATTTTTCCACTGCAAATTATAATATTCGCGGAACAAATCGTACATGAGAGAACCTACCAACTCCAAGCGTTTATACTTGAAATTATCACGATCCGTGGGCAGTTCCAATCCCGTATACACCGACAACAGTTTGAATACCATGTGACCCAAATAATAGGCCTTTTCGCTGAAATTCACCTCACCAATGTGTGGTAAAAAATAATCGGACAAAATTTCCATAGCATTTTCTTTGCGTTTTCCTTTGGTCAAAGAGGCGATATACTTGAGAGCCGCCGACTGCGTCATTATAGCACCCGCATCGTGGACTGAAGGGGCAAACAAATCCAACATGTGTTCGTATTTGTTCATGTCCAACAGACACATTTGAATGATATCCTTGTCGGAGAGAATGCCCAGTGCGCGAAACAAAATAAAGAGAGGTACCGGTTTACGCACATTCGGAATATTCACGACAATGTTTTTCTTCGAGGTTTCAGAATCGGCCAGAATTTGCACCGACAAATTGCGAATGGGCTTGGAGACATTTTCGGAGACGGAGCGAATATCGGCCGAATACAAATATTCTGTGGCAGATATCACCTCCCCCTCGTCATCGACCGTGTCTTTGCCTTTGCGCACCCACAACATGTTGTCGGCGAATTTTTCTTGGGCGATGACGGTTTTCTCTAAACCTTGAATAATGAAATATCCTCCCACATCACTACGACACTCGCCCATGGTATGACGAATTTCCGGAGTAAGACCGTGCAACACGCAAAATTCGGATTGCAACATGATAGGAAATTTACCCAGATAGATATTGGACAACATTTGGGTACGGCTCTGAGTGTTTGGCGAAATCATCGATTTTTCGGTTGCCTCACGGAGCGCCGCGGCAATTCCCGGCGTCATTTGAAAAGGTTTGATTGTTCGTTTAGAGCGCGTCACCTTTTTGCGCTTGTCCTCCTTCTTTTGCGTCCCCTCCTGTTTTTTACGAGCACCGCCATGTTGACCATCGTGCAATTCGGCGACATCGTCGTCAGCAATGTCTTTCACATTGCGAAAGGGGCGTTCGATTTCGTGGGTATAATCGGATTCCTTTTCTTCATACTCCTTGTAAGATAATCCGCCGTGTTTTTCGATGATTTCTTCGCCGACAATAGTGGGCTTCTCCCCTGGGGAGAGAGTATTCACATACTCGACCTCGATATCGTAATGAATGGTCATACCGTAGGTCATGTTGCGCAATCTGGCCTCGTTGGGAAACATATAATGCGAATTTTTGTCGTCATAAATCACTGGTTTACCGAAATAAATGCGTTTTCCGTCTTTTCCGCCCAAATGAAGAATGCATTTGTTTTTAAATTCACCGGTACTTTCGTCGAAATTTGAAGATAATTCGATGGGTCCGCGTTCTCGGAATATTTGAAAAATACCGTTTTTGAAAAAATCATTATAAGAATCCAAATGATGACTTACCAAACAGTTTGGATTATTTTTAAAATAAGAATCGATTATAGACCATACTGCGGATTCTTCCATAATACAATTATTTATATTATTTAGATATAATTTTTACATTCTTTTTTACATCTATTGATTTTTACGAACCGATAAAAATCATCCGAGAATGCTAAAACAACGAACAAATAAAAATCTTTAGTTATGTATATAATCATGGCGGGATCCCTCTTTGATTCTCTTTTCGGCCCTATTGACAAATCGTACTGTGTGTGGTTTTACTTCCTCTCTGTTTACTTCTACATCTTTTTTATCTTGGCAATCATTCTGTTCATTATGACGGCACTTTCCGCTAAGAAGAATGACTGGAAATTGTACTACTACATGTTCATTGTTTGTGCTGGGCATTTCTTGTTATATTTCCAGAATCGTTTAATGCACTCCATGTGTGTGGGTAAATTTGCTTAAAGCCCCTTCTATTTTTTGGTAGTTTTGTGCGTCCAACTCGTACAAATTTACCTGTTTCGGAGTGAGAAAAATATCGTGAAAATATTTTTCGTAGTTGTCGAGAACCTCTACGGTTTTTTGAACGATGTCGCCGTATTCTGCCCAGATGATGTAATCGTCGTAGACTACATTGAAATACCGATTAGAGTTGATGGGGCATTTTTCACAAATCACGAGGACCCCACATTGTAGGGCGGGGAGAACGCGTAACTCCTCCAAAGTATGATGATGGTCGGTCTGATGAATATTGACCAAGACTTTCGTTTTTAAATATAACTCCTGTAATTCATGTTTGGAAAAACAGTTGTGGACATTGTGGTAGTTGATTTCTTTGGTCCATAAATTTTTGAATTCATCCACTAGTTTCTTGCGCCGAGGCTGGTTAATATCAAAAAAGGTGGTGAGGCAATCAGTAACACGCATTGCTGTTTGTTTACACAGTTCGTGTTCTTCGTAGAGGGACGGGTAAATCCATGTTATTTTATTATCAATGTCTTTGAAATCGCCACTTAATTGAATGTTGGCCACATTTTGAAAACTGTAATCAATCACCAGGTCGGCCTTGGCCAAGCTGGCGCGATTCACTAACCTCACCATATAATCCATGCGTTTTCCGCATTCATCGTATATTTTCCCTGGGACAGCATCTCCCATATCTCGACCGCCCGGTAAAACCAGGGTATGCTCGTAGTTGCATTCGATTCGAATCGTGGGATTTTTATTGTTGAAATCCTCATTGAATTCGCGTCCCCACATCACAAAATTGATGTTGATCGCCTTGCTTCGCGAGCCGGCGCTCTTAATGAATCGCTCCAACAGGGAAATTATGTAACTATTATAATCTGAGACAATGGAGGTAGGATTCCAACAGTAGATCAATGAATTATCGACAACGGTGAAGGCGGGATGATCCATCGGCATTTTATCAATATCAATATAAATAATGGAATCAATTATTTATATTGTTTACAGGGTCGGAATAAACAGCGGCGACTGTTGAATTTCACTGTTGCGCTGTTTCTGAAGGCTATCGATGCTAACACTTCCCGACAATTTATCGGGTTTCCATGTATCAGGTGGTGTCTGAATATGTTGTTCCTCGAACGCGTCCACTGGTACATAATTGTACATTTGACGATTTCCTCCCGAACCGCGGCCACTCAGTTCATCCGGTGACATGTTATACGAAGTATATTGTTCGGACACGATGTTGGAACCTCCTGAACCGCTGATACTATGAATAGGAACGCCCATGGGTTCTCCGTTTTGTAAATTGGCTTTCATAATGTTTTTTCGGACAATGGGTTCGTAATGTTTAATGATATTATCTCCTAAAACTAGTTGATAATTTTGGTTAACCAAGAGGAGTGCAGGGACACTATGAATATTGGGCGGTAAGATGGTAGTGACACCATTTTCCATGGCGATTTTAGTTTGGTTGGTTTTCTTGTCGTAAAATCGTTTATCGATGCATATGAAACTGACTTTATCGGTTAAATTACCTCGAACTAAAAATTGCAAAACATTTTGTGAATGTTTACAGTAATTACTATAATAAAAAATGT